GCGGGACAGTCTCGTCCCGCCGGCTATCGGCCCTCCACTCATCGGCCGGTCATTCTCTAGGTGGTGATGAAGATCCGGAGAAGGTCCTGGAAGTTGCCGCGCTGCACGATGCTCTTGGCCTTGTAAGCGAACGTGCCCAACTTGCCCGTGGAGTCGTCCTGACCCTGGTCCTGGTACTTCCCGAACGGAACGTGCAGTGTGATCATCGCATTCGCGGGGCTCGACTTCGTCCCGTAGTTCTTCGCGTACCCGAAGTGGAACGCGGCGCCCTGATCGGCCCGCATGAAGTCGTTCAAGACGTCACGTCGCCATGCGGTGTCGTACGCGTTGAAGTCGATGTTACACATGGCCTTGTCGCCGACCCACGCCTGCATCGTTGGCGAACCCAGTGGCGCCTCCTTGATCAGCCCGTTGTCGAAGCTGATCTTGGCGTCGGTCACACCGAGGACTCCACGTACCTGGGAGGCGCCGATCCCGTCAGGGTCGGAACCCACTGCAAGCACTGCGTTCATGGAACTGAACGGGGAGAGCGCCATCGCTTCGTCGTCATCCGACGGCGCATACGCCGTGAGCTGCGAGGTGGTGTTGGACACCGGCATGGTAGTCACGGACAGTGAGGCGTCGGCCGTGTTGTCGGTGTATGCCGTCGTCGTGTTGTCGGCAATGGTCGCGAGCAGCTTCATCGGCGTGCTCGTGCCTGCCGCGGAACGGTAGATGCGTCGAGCCGTCGTCCCGTTGGGGCCGAGCGGGATGTTGCTGAGGCCGACCTGTTTCGCGCTGCTCACCACGGTGACCGTGATGTGTGCGGATCCGGTGGTTTCACCCGCACCGCCGACGAAGGTGACCGCGTAATCGTGGGCGCCGACATCCACATTCCCAGCGGACCCCGCCGCGCCGGCAAACGCGCCAACAGTGGGCGCATCGATGAGACCAACCAGATCCTCGGAGAGTTCCGTCCCGAAGAGCGAGAACCCAACCTCCGGGATGTCCTTTCCAAAGGTGAAGTCGCCCTTCTCCACCAGGGCGCTACCGAACAAGGTGCCCCAACGCCCGCGATAGACGCGCTCCACATCGACCCTGGGGAGGTCGTCCTCGAAGCCGGCGGCGATAAGCGAGTTGGCGTAGAGGTCGCCTTCGGGCTGCGTCACGGTCATGTTCGTCGCCGACGCATTGATGGTCAGCCCGGTCACGACGAGCGCACCAGGCGTGTAGCCGACGATGATTGCGCACTCTTCGTTCGCGCCGCCGGGGTTCGCTTTCACCGGAAGGCCAACCATGAAGCTCCCTGTAACCGGGATCGTGGTGCGACCGTTCGCGGTGACGTTGGCGCCCGTTGCAGTGGCCGTCACCGCGTTCAGGTGTGTCTTGGCGCCGAGGAGGCCCAGGTAGTACTCGAGGCCGAGGCGCGTGTTCACCGGGACCGTGAACACACCCTCATTCGTCTCGAAGGTTGGGACGTTCACGCGGTTGGCGAAGCGCGTCCCTGACTGAACATCGCCATCGGCGAACGACATCTTCGAGACGAGCGTGTTGCTCTTCGACGGGACGAAGCCCGTGCGAGCGACAACCCCTGCATCCGGTTGGATGCCAGGATTGTAGCGCACGCCAACGGCGGTATAGCTGCGGCCGCCGGCGCCGGCGCGTTTGAGGCCAGTTCTTGCCATGTCTTAGCTCCTTGCCGTTCGTGCACGGCCGCGTGGTGGTGTCTGTGGTGCAGGCGTCTGCACCGGGTCATCTCTCTGCTCTGTTGTGTCGACTGCGGTCACAAGCCCATCACCCGCCGACGGCTCGTCTACGTCGAGGACCTCGAAGACCGGAGGGTAACCGGCGAGATTCCAGGCGCCCGCATGCTGATAGGCCCAGCACTCGCCGTCGCCGTGGCAGGCGCAGACACGGTTGTGCTGTTGGGCGAGCGAGCGATCAAACACGACCTCGTCGTCCGGGAGCCAGCCGTATCGGACCTGCCCGGTTTCGAGGACGTGGACGGGCCTTGTGAGCGGCGGGGTGGGCCAGAGATGGCCGGGCTTCACGTGCGGATGCCCGCGAAAGCGGAGTTTCTTTGTGGCCATGTGGCCCTCCCAATACGAACAAGACCGCTCACTCGAGCGGTCTGACGGTCGTGCTACGTGCAGGCGTCAGCCCATGCGCTCGGCGTGGCCGAGGACGAGCAGATCGAGCGTGCCGACGTAGTGCCACGTCGCGCCTTTCTCCACTTCAACCGGCCCCAGCTGTAGGTCGAAGAGGCTCTCCGATCCCGCATACTGCCCGAGCTTCACCGCGACGCCCGGCGCCCAGTCAGTGATGAGCTGTTGATTCTGCTCGAGGACGGTGGCGATCGCGTCGAGGTCAGCGGCTGTCGCGTTCTCGCAGTGTTCCGCCCAGCTCTCCTGGTCGATTGTCTTGTCGGGACGCGTGAGCCGGCGGTTGCTCTGGATCCGCACCGAATACACAGGAAATCCGGCAAGGGTTTCCTGCTGTGCGCCGTGCTTACGCAGCGTGGTGACGAAGATCACGGGATCACCGAGCTTGAGCATGGCCGAGGCGTCATACGGGCCGTAGGCCAGTAGATTGCTGTACACCGTCGTTCCCGCTACGTGCTCTGAGGCAAAGCCTGTGAATCCACCTGCTTGCAGGGACGTCTCGAGCTCGACGTGTGCCCCTCCGTCAGACACGGAGGCGACCGTCACGGTCATCTCGGCCTGGCCGTCAAGGAATCGAAGTCGACTGCCCTCGACGATCCGGGAACGGTTGAGTGCGTCGAGGCACGGCTCAATCTCGAGGCTCGTGTCCCCGATCGTCACCGGCGTTGTCAGCGTGCTGAGCGGACCCGGAAACGGATCGAGCTCGGATGCGAGCACGTCGCGGACCGCGTGCTTGATGGCGATGGTACTCATGGGCGGATCACCTGCAACACCCGGGTGCTAAAGCGCTGCGCGGTTGCTGCTGCCTGCGCTTGCAGCAGCGGGATCATCTCGGTCGCGGCCTCAGCAATGTAGGGGTCAGGCGGCGCGGAGCCGCCGGCGGAGAAGCGAACGGGATGGCCACCACGGATCCCTGGCCAGAACAGCGCCTGCTTATTCACAGGCTTGATGCCGTCTGGTGGCCGCCCATGTCCAGTTGTCAGCACGGACCACAGAGGGACTGAATCTCCCTTGATCGTGATGCGCTTCGTCTGCCGGATAGCAGTTGAGACACTGCTCTCGGTTACCAGAATTGGATCACCGGCGGTCGTGTCGCGGAGATGCACAGACCCATCGGTATTGTTGGGCCCGTTGCCCACCGGCGTGTGCGCCTTGACGACGCTCTCCGCTTCGGCGCGAATGTCGAGGCCGAGCTGCGCCATCGAAGCTCGGAGCAGGAGCGGCGCCGCGTCAGACGCCTGCGCGAAGCGTTCGGCGACCGGGGCGAGATCGGATGTGATCGTGAGGGGCATGCAGACCTCCCGAACTACGCGCCTTCTTTGAAGTACGCGGTGGCGAGTGGCAGCGGTCCGAGGGTTCGACGCGGCGGCGTAATGGACGCCGAGCGCGCCATGCCGTTCTGTTTGACCCCGAGGACCTGACCGACACGAATCACGTGATCAGCGGCAACAAGCTGGTGGTCGCTGTATGCAAGCGCGGGGTCGAAGAGCACGGCCCACTCGAGGGCTGGATCCAGCCCGTACTCCTTCACGTCCATGTCGGCTGGGTAGATGAAGACGTCGGCCGTGATTGGGTCGACGCCGGCCACCGCAAACGGATTGGTGAAGGTGACGGTGGCATTCGGCGCGACTGGCAGTTCGTGACCGCCCGACGTTGCGGAGACGCGAATGGCCATGAGGTCAGTCGACGTCGATCGCGTGGCGGGTTGCAGTGCGTCAATAACGGCGTAGCGCCCCAGCCCGGCGACGTCCACCCGGTCGCCGATGGAGGCATCGATCGCGTCACGGAGGCGGATGAGCCACTCATGGACACGGATGTACGTCGGTAGGCCAGAGAGTCTGGTCGTGCGACCGCCATCCTCCACGCTGCAGCGCGTCTGCACGCCGGTACGAACGATCGTCGCCGTGTTTGGCAGCCATGACAGGACGGTGTCCTGCCAGGCCGCGAGTTCATCAGGCCGCAGTCCCATCGCGTGCTCCTACCGAATCGCTACCGGCACATAGCGCTGCGCCATGTCCAGGCAGTGCTGGTACACCTGCGAACGCTGGTAGGTGTTCTTCCCGACGGTGCCGTCGTAGTCGGCGCTCGCGGCCGCGGCTTTCCGCAGCCAGGCGTTGTACGTCGCGCGCTTCACCTGCGCACGCGTAAAATCGGCGCCAGGATCCGGGCCATCTTCCATCCAGAGAAGCGTGGCACCATCCCCCACCTGGGAGCCTGGATACGGTCCCAGTCCACCGTGCCAGAACGGGCGCGTGGTGCCGGTCCGATCATCGGGTGTCGTGTAGAGCGGCCAGGCCGGTTCCGTCGCATCGGACGTCCCCGCGACGATGCACCGGTAGGCATGCCCATTCCGCACTGTCGGGACGATGACATCGCCATAGGCGTATGGTGTTGTCGGTCGCCACCTCTGGCTGCCGGCGATCTCATCCAGTAGCGCGTTCAGGTCATTGCCTGACAGGGTAGGGTAGACCGTGGCAGCGCACTGGGCGCCGAGAAGAGTCACTGCGCTTACGCGATCCATCGATTATCTCCGAGGCTGGCGCGGCGAACGAACAGCGCGCGTCGCCGGTGCTGCCTGTGGCGCGCGCGTCTCCACGTCCATCTGGCCCGTGAGACCATAACGCACCGCGAGCATGTGAGCGTCGGGGTGCGCCTCGGGCACGACAGTTCCCTCCGGCGTCAGGTAGAGACGTTCACGCACGCGGTACATCGCGGTTACGCGTGTGCGATGAGCTTCCAGACAGGAGATGCCTGGGTGCCCGTGTTGATGTAGAGGTTGGCGTTCGTGGTATCGGTCAAGAGCTGCCCCTTGATCGCGATTGCGGCATACGTGCCGCTGGTTCCATCGACCGGTGCGCCGGCGTTGGTCAGCACACGAATGGCCTGGTTGAGCGCGGAGTTGCTCGGCATGAGTCCCATGCGTCAGATCCTTTCGGAGGCGAGTGGTGGCCGGGAGCGAACAGCACGTTCGCTCCCGGCCAGAATTGGATCGCGGCGAGACCGGCTTACAGACCGGTGACCTGGACGAACGCCGAGGGACGCAGGACGACGAGCGCGGCGCGGAGCTGTGCTCGGATTGCCTGGATGCCCTTGACGAAATAGTCCTGGTGGCTGTTCGACACTTCGAACTCGATCCCGGCGCGGAAGGCGAGCTCCGAGTAGCCCCGGAAATCGCCCAGGAGGGCGGTGCCGGCGTTCATCTCCGTGGTATCGACCACGGTCAAACCCCAGACGCGCTGCACCCCCGGATCCGACGGCGACCCGAAGATGTAGATGCCATCCGCCGTACGCAGCAACCGGATGTTCTGCCAGTCGGTCGGGTGCATCACGAGTGCCGACGGGCGCGTCTTGTCCTGGATCCGCTGCTTGGTGATGGCCTTGTACAGGGCATCGATGTTGATATCGGTGCTCTTCGCCTGCGTCAGGATTCCTGAAGTGTTCAGAAACCCGGTCAGGTTAGATCCCGTGCCATCACCGTTGATGGTCTGGGAGTCGAGGCGCTGGCGCAGCTGGAGGTCCAGCCGGTTGTCCAGTCGCTCGCGCATGCTGGTCTCGTCGGCGAGTTGCTCATCGGTTGCCGGCACGAACACGGCGATCTTGCGCACCGGGCTTGAGACCTCGGTGAAGTGGAACGCGGACTCGCCGTACGTCCCGCCTTCGGCGATCTCTGCAGCACCACTCGTGTTGGTGTCCTCCCGCATGAACACCACTGCAACCTCTTCGGTCGTGGTATTCGGGATGATGTCGACCATGGCCGGCATCTCCTGCGGGAGGTCAACAACCTGGCCCGTACGCACTGCCTGCGGAGCGAAACCGTTCCCCGTGGTCATGAGGGTTTTCACCTCAGCCTCAACGAACCGCACGCCGGCATCCTTCCCGGCCTTGCTCTCGATGTAGAGCTGGCCGAACGATTTGCGCTCCGGCGTCCCCTGGTCGGCAGTGCCGCTCGCGAAGGTCGGGGTGTTAACCACCTTGCCCTTCGACTCAAGCGCCTCGCGGTTCTTGCGAGCGATGTCCTCGGTCTCGACGATCCCCTCGCGCTCGCGGGAGAGATCCTCGATTTCGGCGTTGCGCTGCTTGACCTCGTCGACCGTCTCAGCGGTCATCTTGAGGTCTTCGCCGGCGGCCTCGAAGATCTCCGAGAGTTCGCGGCGCTTGACGTCGATCTTGTCGTTCAGCAGTCGGAGTCGTTCGTTCACGGTATTCCCCTGAAATGCAAAATCCCCGAGGGCACTGTGTCCTCGGGGTCTAAGGTCTCCTGAAGTCAGGAGCGCGGTGTCTCCCTGGCGGAGACGAACAGGTGTGGCGGCGGCTAGTGCAGCGTGGCCACGGTGCGCTGAAAGCGTGCGAGCTCGTGGAGAGCCTGCTCCTGGAGCTGCTTCACTTCCACTTCTGTCTCCTCGGCCGACTTCTGGCGGCCCCCGTCGGCGACATCACCCGTGTCTGCAGAGGACGGAGGCGCCCCCGCGGCAAGCAACGCATCGATGACGCCGACGTGAGTCTTCAATCCTGCCGCCATGGTCGCGAGCCGCGTGCGGTTCGCCTCGGACAGCGGGCGGCCGTCCTTCTGGCGGAGTTCCGCGAGCGACTTCAGACGACCGATGAGATCCTGTTCCGCGGCATGCACGGTCTGGAAATGGTCGTCGAGGGTGAGCCCAGCAAGCGAACTGCTGTCCTTGACGCCCGTCACGGTCGCGCCGTTGTCTGCCGGCACGGTCACGAGTGAGACTTCGTAGAGCTTGATCTGCGTGAGCAAGCGGATCTGATCGCGGTACCACGGCAACTCACGCATCGCCGCGTTGTATGCGTCTTCTCCCAGGAGATCGATCCCCTGCTCGTCGGTCAGGAAGGCGCAGCCCTCCGCCGAGTAGCCGATCGACATCTTCTTGACGACTCCATCGCGCAGCAGGATCAACGCATCCTTGCCGGCGATCGTCTGAGAGATCTTGCCCTTGATAAAGAGGCCGGTTGCGTCCTCGTAGAGGTCGAGTGGCTTCCCGATCGGCGTCATCCAGTCGTGCTGCCAGCACACGGCGCCGTCCTCGAGGAACTCAGCGATCGCCTTGGCAAACGCGCCGCGCTGGATCATGTCGCCGTAGCTGTCGATCCCGTTGAAGGTCGCGGCGTAGCCCTGAAAGCAGTCGGCATCAAGTCCATCGGTGACGTCCGCCTTGAAGGCAAAGGTTTTGTACTCTCGCATCGGTCTTCCTTTGGCTGTGTTAGGCGGAATCCGCCGGGGCGAGATCGCAGGCACAGCGCGGATGCGCCGGCGGCGGCCCGCCCGCAATCGCGATTAGATCGTCGACGGACGCTGGTGAGGCCGCGGCCGCCTCAGTGCAGTCGTCGACGCAGTCGGTAGTCTGCGTCCAGATCCATTGCTGACTCTCAGCGTGAGGTCGGCCGGTCGCCGGGTCGATCGTCTCGTGGTAGGCGTCGACGAGTCCTCGGTGATACGCCCATGAGGTGATATATGGGATCAGTACAGCAGCGTGGTACGTGGCAATCTCGGCAAGGGCGGCATGGACAGCCGCGCGCACCTCGTCCTCAGCCGGCCGGTCTCCGAGCGCCGCGACTGCTGCGGCCACGCGGGTGTTGATGCCGGTCTGCACGAGCTGCGCGCGCTGAGCCGCGAAATCGATGATCTCCGCGCGCTGATCGTCGTCGGCGGCCGGAGCCTGGGAAACCCCGAGGGCGTAGTGTGCTTCACGCTTGGCACCGAGGTACATGAGGAGCGCCGACGCGGCGATGGCCTCCTCGATTCGGTGCCGGTCGTCATCGGTCACGGTGGGTGTGCTGTCGCTCACGTGCCGGCCTCGAGCTCATCCATGAGCGCGGCGAATGCCGAGGTCAGCTGCCGGGCGCCGGCCTTACCTTCGGTCGAGATGGGGTGCCGTGCACTCTTACTGCCCTTGCCCGGTTTCGTGGCGTCGTCGAGCTGCTTGTCGAGGTCGGTGCCATCGTCCTCGGGCTCTTCGTCTTCGTCGGCATCTCCGTCCTCGTGAAGGAGCGTGCCGGCGGGTTCAGTCTCCGCCAGCTTGGCGCCCTTCACGATGAGGTCGGTGATGTACACGTCGTCGCGATCGTCATCGACCTCAAGGTTCTCGCCCGAGAGCGTGCGGGCATCGGCACGAGTCAGCCAGCCGGCTTTATAGCCGATCGAGAGACGCTGGTAGCGCTTGTCCTTGTCCTCCGCGAGGGCCTGCACCTTCGAGGTGTCGAACTGCAGAAATTGGGTCTTGGGATCACCGAGCTCGGGGAGGAGCTGCGCACGCAGCTTCGACGCAAGGAGACGCTGCGTCGGCAGGAGGTTACCTTCATAGCCGCTCGCCTTCGCCTCGGATGTGTTGTTATACGTGCTGTGGTCGAGACCGGCGCCGAGACCGGCGACGATCGCCGGCAGGCCGAGCAGGGCGGTGACCCGCTCTTCCGGGATGGATCGAAGTTTGTCGAGGTTCAGCTCGTCGGGGGACCAGGACAGGACATCGACCTTGGTTGGCCCCTGCATGACCATCGTCGAGCCGCGGCGGTCGCCACCGAAGTGTGCGGTGGTCCGCTGCTTGATGACGTCGGCTTCGTCTTCCTCGATGGTGAAGTTCGGCGACGCCGGCGAGATCACCAGGCCGGGGATCCCCATGTTGCGCAGGATCGACGCGGAATAATTGGCAGCCTCGTTGTCCGTGAAGACCTCGCGGAACGCGGCGGCGAGTGGCGAGAGCCCGAGGCGCGGGTTCGCGGGATCGATCCCGAGCCGGAAGTGCACCACGTCCTCGACGGGTAGCGGGTCGCTCCACTTGCCCTTGCGCTTTACCTGGTAGCCGCTAATGAAGGTCGAGCCGTCATTCGGCCACACAGGCCGGATGGTCATGTGTGGCTCCCACCACACCTCGAGGATTTCCTTGAATCGGTTGCGTCCGAGGATCCAGTATCCGTTGCCGTTCAGATTGAGTGACAGAAGCGTGGCCTGCCAGAGGAGCAGTCCGTCATAGAACGGGTTGGGCGTCTCGAGCAGGGCCGTGAGCGTGTGCGGGACCACTGCTGTCGCCTGGCCGTTCGTCTGCCGTGCCATCACCTGGAGCGGCGCCTCCGGGAAGGTGCGCATGATCCAGTTGACGCACGCCATGATGATGGCGTTCTGCGTGAGGTCGCCGGCTTCCTGCTGGTAATTGATCCGGGTGGAGGGCAGGAGTGCTGGCCACCGATCGGAGCCGGTATCGGGACTACGCGGGGCGTCCCCGCCGGCGGGCACCGCGCTCTTCTGTTCGCCGAAGAAGGAACTGACTGCTGAGCGTAGGCCCATGCGGGACACCTCGAGAGTGTTAGTAGACGCGCATCTTCTTTGGGCCGTTCGTGAGCGAGTGGAATGCCCAGGATGCCGCGTCGACGAGGTCGAATGGTTTGGTCTCGGGAAAGCGGCGGAGTGCCTTTTCCAGCACCGCGTGCGTTCCCTCGACGTGATGGATGGTGCTCCGCTGGTAGGCCGCAAGCATCGGGGTGGCGCGCGACGCTTTGCCGCCTGTGCTCGTGCCAGCCTTTTCCTCCCGGAACTTCGGGAGCGGCTGCCATGGCTCAGGCTTCACGAGCTGACCGCTGACGGCAATGCCATCAGTGCGTAACTCGCGCATGAGCATCTCGTAGGTGGAGCTCCAGAGGTCGCCACCCTGATTGGTCTCGACACCGATCGTCGTGGCGCCGTACTCCAGCGCCTTCTGGATCGCGAGGGAGAGGGTGCGTTCTGGGGTCGAGCGACTCTCCCAGCTCCAAAGCACGTAGAGGTGACCGCTGGCCGCCTTGCCGACCACGATGAGCCCGTTCGAGTCGGAGCCGTCGGTATCGGTGACGGCTGGATCGCACCAAACCTCGATCTTCTGGAGGTCCGGAACATCCTTCCGGTGGATGCGCAGGCGCGCAAAGTTGATCTGATCGAACATCCCGCCCGACGGCGGCTCGACCTCTTGCTGTGACTCGGAGAGGAAGGCCGAGATCCCCCAGCCATTCATGTACTCCTCGCACTTGGCGAGGTCCATGCCGGCCCAGATCGCGCGGCCGCTGGTGATCACGTACTGCCCGTCACGTTCTTCCCACTCGAGGTCATGGACGGCCGGGAATGGACCGGACAGGATGCGGTTCTTCAGGAAGTCAGCAGGCTCACTGGCCACGCCGGCAAGGCGGGAGGCGATGCTTTCCGGGTGAATGAGGTTTTGCACGAAGAGGACGGCGTTATTCGGGGCGCCGGCGGGAAAGAACTTCGTCGTGAGAGTGCGGATCTTCTTCTTGGTGGCGGCAGGACCGTCCGACTCGACATCGATGTCGTCGACGACCATCAGATCCGGCCGCACCTCGTCGAGCTTGGCCCCGCGCGCGGCGACGTCCATGCCGAGCGCATCCACGGTAAAGCCGGAGGCAGTTCGGAGTCGATTACGACGCCATCCTTTGCTTGCGCCGGTCTTGCCCACCATGGGCTCGGAGACGTGGGGATAGAATCGCGCTATCTCTCGCGACTCGAGCATGCCGGCCACGTTCTGCACATGGTCCTCAGCGCGTTCGAGCGTGTCGCAGATATAGAGAACGTACTGGCGCTTTCTGAGGGCGCCCACCATGGCGCCGGCGAGCTCGGCCGAGGTGGACTTTCCACCGCCGCGAGGCCAGATTCCGACGAACGGTTGTGGTCGTTGGTCGAGCTGCAGCGCCCAGACCCAGTTCCAGAAGTCGGTGTGATGTTCACCGAATGGGATGAGGGTGCCACTCTTGTCGGAGAGATATTTGGGCAGGAGGCGCGTGAGCCAGGTTGCCCAGTCGGTTTCGAGATGTGAGGCGTCCTCGCCGCGGCGGATGGGCCGGCCGGTGCTGTTACCCGAGAGATGGTCGAGGAGATCCTGATACAGGTGCCCGGCGTCGTAGGTTGTCCTCGACTGCTGCTCGAACATGGGGATCGACCTCTCCGATCGCGTCGAGCACCGCCGATTTGAACCGCTCGATCTCCTGTGCGCTGGTGAGCTTCTCCAAAATCGAGACGCGGAGCTGCATCTGTTGTCGCAGCTCTGCCGAGACCTTCACGAGCAGTTCCCGTGGATCCGCGTGCCGGCTCTCCGATCTCTCGGGTTCGTGATGTCCGTCGCGCTCGATCCGATCAAGCAGTTCCTGGAGCGTCGCCCGCTTGCGGCTCGGCTTCCCAGACTCGCTGCGGTCGTCGTAATCCAGGTACACCACATTGATCTCATGGCTCCGAGCCCCGATGAAGTACTTCGTGGGGTCGTCGGGGTCGGCGAGCCACTCATGGACCGCATCGTACAGCCGGCCGAGTCGATCGAGCTGGAGGAAGAGCTCGCGGAACACGTCGACCACGTGCTCACCTTCGTCGCCGATGTTTCGCTGCACGTGTGCGGCAATCGCGGCAGTGACGCGGTTCGCCGGCGTATCGCGTTGCGCGTCATGAGACGGCGGGGCGAGTGAATCGGCGAGCAGTTGCGGAAAATGGTCCCGCTTGTGCCGCAGGACAGCGTCTGCACTGACGCGGTACTGACGCGCTATGCTGCGATTCGATCGGCCGGTGAGGATAAGTGTCTCGATCTCTCGTCGGCCCTCGTTCGCGCAGATGGTGCAGGCTCTGGGCATGCGTCAGGCTCCTTGAGGAGGGCGAAGACGACCGTCGTACAATGCGCCTACGGAGGAGACATGAACGTCGATTGGACGCCATGGGTTGGCGTCGGCGGAGTCGCTCTGGGCGCAGCCATCGGCTTTGCCGGAAATTGGCTGGTCAGCCATCAGCAGAACGAGCAGCAGCGGACCTTGAAGCTTATGGAGGTCCAGGTTCAACAACGGCGCGAACGGTCAGCTCGCATTAGGTCGGCTACCGCTGCCGTTCTCGACGACATGAGAGAGGCCATGAGGAATCTCCATCTGCAGTCGGTTTATTTGAACCGGACTGATACTGACTTTACTGAAAAGAGTATTGAGCAAATCGCTGAACTCTTTCGTAGCATGTCGCGTCACATCGATGACCTGGAGCTCGAAGGAGATCTACCGCCCGACGCAGTAAGTATCGCGGGGGAGATGATCGACCTGATGGCCGGATCAAGCAAGCAGATGGAACGTGCTCGAACACCCAAAGAGCTTGAGGAAGGTTTGCTCGAGCAGAGGAGGCGGATTCACAACGCAGCCGGACGCTTCACGCAAGTGATGGGACCGTATCTCCAAGACATCGAAGAACATACCCTTGACAGGCCACTTCACTCGCGGTCAACATCGACACCTTAGTGATGCCCGCCGTTCGGACTGCCCTGTACTCCGGTCTCAGACACAGAGCAGTCCTCGTTCACCAGTCACTCACCGCGTCCCTGACGCGCTTGTCGCCCATCTTGGCGTAGATCTGGCTCGTCGAGATATTGCTGTGTCCGAGTCGGCGCTGGACCACCTCCAGCTTGCCGGTCTGCTGGTAGAGCCTGGTTCCGCACGAGTGGCGCAGTGAGTGGACTGCCTTGTAGTCCACTCCGGCGGCTGCACAGAACCTCGCCATTGCCTTCCTGGCGCCCTGTGATGACTGCCAATGCAGATAGCGGCCATCAGCCTGCAGGGTCGCATGCTCGAGTTCTTGTAGGAGCGATCGGCCGAGGTCCACCGTTCGACTCTTGCCGCCCTTGCCACAGCGCACGGTGAGTGTCCGGCCCTGGAGGTCGACGTCGCCGCCGGTGAGGGCCAGTGCCTCAGATATCCGGAGACCACCGTGTGCACAGAGAAGCACGAGCAGCCGGCCGTCAGGGTTGGCGAGAGGCTCGATCGACTCGAGGAGCCGGTCGACGTCACGGTCCGCGTAGGGCTGACGCTTCTCCCATGCCGGCACTGGGTCCACGGCCACGCGGACGTCACCGAAGGGATCGGGGCCCCGCTTGTCGTCCGGGTCGTTCTCGGTGTTGAGTGCCCAGCGCAGCGCGCGATACAGAGCACGGCAGGCGGCGACTCGCACAGAGACCGTCTGTGGTTTGGCCTGTGTCTCCCATGTGCGGACGAGCACCGCGGCGTCGTCTCGCGTGGGATGCAAAAGGTTGACATGGTGCCAGCCAGCGATTAGATGCCCGATCGCCGCGGAGTACGCCTGGACGGTATGCGGAGAGAGCCGAGCGCCATGCCGACCGAACAATGTGAGGTGCGAAGCGAGCAGGTCGACCAGTTCGTCACGGTCGCGTGCGTTTGCGGCGAGGACTGCGCGCCGCTTCCGCTCAGCTGGCGGGATGTCCGCCCAGCGTTTCGCGCGAGCGAGGCCGGCACTGGGCTGGTGGAGGTCGAGTGCCGTGCCCATGGTCGCCTCGTTGCATAAGAACGCTTATGGAACCTGATCATTCCCCGTGGAATACAGGAGGAGGCGCGAGCCGTCCTGATTGACTACTCTCACAAGCCCAGGACGGCCCGCGCATGGTATTCCGGTGGCCGGGCATCCGAAAGGGAGCCGGCCATATCTGCGTAGAGCCCACGACGCCGGGCCACCGACCCTCGCGATGGGTCTACCGGTGGCGCAACGCCGGGACAGTTGACGCGCTAAGTGGGTAGCTCCTCAGCCCGTGTACCAGTACTCGAACTGGTTGGCGTACGTGTAGTTCACCGTGGCGCCAGTCCACGAGCCTGCGTTGTATG